AGACAACCCTCCAGCAGTTGATCCAACCCATTGAGGCAGCGTTCAGCGACGCTCTCCCCCGAGGCCAGGAAGCCCGCATCAAACTGGACAGCCTCCTACGCGGAGACATTGACAGCCGCATGGCCGCCTACAAGGCGATGGTGGAGATGGGCGCCATGAGTCCCGACGAGGTTCGCGCCAGCGAAGGGATCAGCGGCCCCGCACCAGCCCCAACCGTAGACCTCACCCAACCCCAACAATCGAATGATGGGAGTCCTGTATGAACATCGAGACTCGTTCCTTCACCGTCGAACTAGACGACCTGGAGGAACGCACCGTCATCGGGCGTGCTGTCCCCTACGACCAGCCCACCGATGTCGGAGGCTACAAAGAAAGTTTCGTGCGCGGAGCGTTCGGAGCGATCAAGAAAAACTTGCCCCTGCTTTACCAGCACAACGAGCCGGTCGGCAAGATCACAGCCACCCGCGATTCTGACGATGGTTTGCACATCTCGGCGCGGCTGTCAGAAACCCCCCGAGGCGAAGAAGTCCTCACCCTCCTGCGTGATGGTGTCCTCGACTCCTTCTCTATCGGGTTCCAACCCAAGCAAAGCAAGCGCAGCGAGGACGGCACCACCGTCCGTACCGGCGCTGTGCTGCGTGAAGTCTCAGTTGTCACTTTCCCCGCCTACGAAGGCGCTCAGGTGGCCGCTGTCCGATCCGAAAATAAGGAGGCCACCATGGCCGAAGAAATCATTGAGAACGCCGCAACCACACCGGTTGTGGATAACACTCCCGAAATCAACCAGATCAGGGAAACCGTCACCGACCTGGAGCGTCGCATGACGACGATGGCGACCGTGACAGTCAACGAGCCAGACCTGTCCTACAAGTTCCGTTCGTTCGGTGACTGGGCGTTGAAGGTCGCTGAGGGTGACGCTGACGCCGTGAACCTGTACCGGGCGTTCACCAACGCCGCTGATGGCGCGATCATCGCCGGTAACCAGGACGCTTTCGCTAAGAACGCTTGGGTGTTGGAGACGCTGGAGTTGCTCACGTTCGGGCGCCCCACCCTCAACGCTTTCGACACGAACGCGCTCCCCGCTACCGGCATGACGCTGGAGTACCCGGTGATCGAGGCGAACACGATCCGCACCGCGCAGCAAGCCGCTGAGGCTGACCCGTTGCAGTTCGGGAAGGTGAGCATCGGCTCCGCAACCAGCCCCGTCCTCACGCAGGGCGCATGGACAGCGATGTCGTTCCAGGCGGCGCAACGCGCCAACTTCGGGTACGTCAACCTGTGCATGGAGGCGCTGGTCAACTCCTACGCTGACTACACCAACGAGTACGTCGTCAGCATCCTGGAAGCCGGGGCCGGTTACGGCGCCGCCGCAGCGTCATCGACCAGCAAGTCGTGGGCCGAAGCGGTCGGCAGCTCCAGCATCCAAATCTGGACCGGCACGAAGCGCCGCCCACAGTTCATCCTGTGCTCCCCGAGCGTGTGGCTCATCATCGCCGCGCTGCACGACACGCAGGACCGTCCCCTCCTGGCCGCATCGAACCCGAGCAACAACCCCGGTTCAGCGAACCTGCCAGGTATGACCGCTGGCCTGTACGGCCTCCCGGTCGTCGTGGACACCGCCCTCACCGACGGGAAGTGCTACATCGCTAACTCCCGTGGCATCCAGACGTTTGAGTCGCCAGGTGCGCCGTTCCGGTTGAGCGACCAGGACATCGTGTCGCTCACGCAGGACATGAGCGTGTACGGCTACATGGCGTCGTTCGTGTACCAGCCCGAAGCCATCGTTGAAGTGACTGTCGCCTAACACGATGGTTACCGTCCACGACCTACGCGCCTACGTCGGTGCAGGAGCATCCGTCACCGACACAACACTCCAGCAAGACCTCGACGCCGCACGCGCACTCATCGCAGCGACGGTGGGGCCGTATGACGTGCCCGAGGTCATCCTCGATGAGGTCACGCTGGGCGTAGGTTTCGAGTTGTGGTCCCGGCGGGCCGCCCCATCAGGCATGACACAGTTCGCGTCTGTTGACGGCACCCCCGCCAGGATGTACCGCGACCCCCTGACGGCTTACTACGCCATCTTGGGCAAGTACGTCCCAAGCGGAGTGTGAGCCGTGGCGAACACTCTGAGGGCAGCTCGTGACGAGTTAGCCCTGCTCCTATCCGGCGCGGGGGTGAGTTGCTTTCCCTACCTTCCAGAGAAAGTGACTCCCCCCGTCGCTGTGATAGAGCCGGGAAGCCCGTACATGGTTCAAGGGGACACGTTTGAGTCGTTCACGGTCAGGTTCAACGTCATCATCCTCGCCGCCCCGGCGACGAATGAGACAGCGACCGCCGCACTCGATCGGGCTGTCTGCGACGTTATTGACGCCGTTGACACGTTCTATGTGGACAACGTTGAGCAACCCAGTTCATTCACAACAGGCGGCGCTGACTTTCTCGGTACTCGTATCGAGTTCAGCGTCGTGAAACCAATCGAAACGTAAGGAGGCCATCATGGCCCGTTCCCGCATTTACGCGAAGAATGTCACCATCTTTGTTGACGGCAAAGAGCAGCAGTGTGACGTGACCTCGTTCGTCCTCCAGAAGGACTCCCCGCCCGATAGTGCCGCCGTCGATGGCACGCAAACCTTTTGCGACCTGAACGCTGGCAGCGTCGATAACGTGTGGGTCGCCAACATCACCGCGATCCAGTCCGGTGACACAACCAACCCCGACCCCGGCATCAGCCTTTACAGCGTCGTGTGGAAGGCAGCCGAGGATGGTGGCGCGGATATTGCGTTCATCGTGAAGCCATACGGCAACGACACGGCAAACCTCGACCAGCCGCACTACACAGGTTCGTTCACCGTCGCAGCGGGCCAGTTCCCGCAGGTCGGTGGGGAAGCGAGTGAGTCGTCGTGGACGTGGAGCGACACCTACATCGTGAAGGACAACACCGTCACCCGTGACCCGGTTATCACCCGCGCCGCCCCCGCAGCGGCTAAGGCGTAACCGACAACTGAATAGGCGGCCCCCGCATCGCCCCCCAGCGGCTTCGGGGGCCGCCACCCCCTCTAATGACTCTCTGATAGGAGCAAACAGATGGACCTGCAAGACCTCACCATGGGCGAGATTGAAGAAATTGAGGAGCTGGCGGGCGAGAGCATCGCCACAGCCCTCGCCAGCACCGGCACCGCACGCACCAAAACCCTCATCGGTATCGCGTGGGTGCAGCGCCGCAAAACCGACCCGACGTTCACCCTCGACAAGGCCCGCAAACTCACGATGCGGGAGATCAACGAAATGTTGGAGGAGTGGGGAACGGACGACCCAAAAGACTGAACCAACTGGAGGACGCCGCCTACGATATGGCGTCTTTCTGCATCGTGACGAAACTGTCGCCCACCGATTACCGACAACTGACGCTTCGTGAGCGTCAAGCGTTCCTTGACGCCCTCACCGATATGCACCAGAAGGAGACGTGATGACCCGACTGTCTGGCAACACCATGGCGATCCAGGTTGTCGGGCTAGAGACAGTCGTGGCTGCCCTGATCGCCGCTGGTGATGAGGATTGGGTTGAGGGGATGCAGGAGGAGTGGCTGACCTACGTCGCCACGCCCGCTGTCCTGCGCAGCACCCCCGTCAAGACAGGGAACCTGAAAGCGTCCACCAGCGACAAGGTTGATGACACCGGCAAGGGACGCTACGCGGGCATCGTGAAACAAGACGCTGTCACTAACCCACGATCCTCGACCAGCAAGGGCGGCAGGGCCTACCAGCGGCGCGTCCCCTACGCGCAGTTCGTGGAGATGAAACCACAACGCCAGGGCTACATGATCGGCACCGCTAAAAGCCTCATGCCGCAGTACGGGCGCTGGTTGAAGTTCAAGTTGAGCAAGAGACTCACGTTCCTTGGGATCGGTCGCTGATGGCTAACAACACCGTCCTCGTTCGGTTCCTCGCTGACATAAGCCAGTTCAGCGCCGCCACGAAAGGCATCAACGCCCAACTCGCCGGGTTCGGGAAAGCCGCGTCCCGCCTGGCCGGTATTTTCGCTGCCGGGTTTGGCCTGTCAGCAGTCACGAAGCAGCTAGCCGACAGCGTCATCGCGTTCAGCAACCTAGAGGAGCAGATCGCCGCCGCAGGGCAAGTGTTCGGCGCGAGCGCCGAGGAACTCGTCAAGTGGTCTGAGGCCACAGGT